CGACATAGAGAATAGTCGTCTGTTATCTATGTACGATTCTATTATGAAGCAATAGTTAAAATTTTCTGAGACTACCTACGACGCCGCTGCGCGGGCTCACGAGGAGATGATTGACAAAATCCTTAATGGGAAAGAGCGTGAGGTTACGGAAGCAGAAGTTGTTGCCTTGGAAAACAAACGTTTTGCTGCCGAAGTGAAGGATATGCAACTTAAATATGACGTCATGGTCGCCAAAAGCTCTGGTGATAAGTATGCTGAAATAACAGAACAGGCCAAGGCGATGCTGGATCAATGGGGTAATCTCCAGGGTCGAGATGCTGAAGCGTTCGTCGAGTCTTGGAAACGACGTCAACGGGCTATGTACGACTTGGAACTGCAAAACAAGTATCTAGAAGGACAGAACAAAATTCTGAAAGCAGTGGAAGATCTCACTCCTGGTTTAGCTGGACAACTAGAACTCCAGAAGAAACAGCTAGCCAACTCAGCTCAGATTGCAGTGAATGAAATCGAGCGTCAACGTCTGAATGGAGACATTACAGATGACTTGGCCGCTCAATTGACGTTGTTCGAACAACAAACGTACCAGTTGCAACAACAAGTTCTTGCACGTAAGGCATGGATGACGCAGGGCGCTCTAGGTGGTGTCAAGACTGGACTCTATGAGCGTGTGGGTGAGGCGGATACCACTTTAGCCGAAGCTACCAAAGCGTGGATGCTGGGTATTGAAGGTACAGTTACAGAGACCCTAGCTGCTGGAATTGTTGGGGCACTCAACGGCACAAGAATGGACTTCCAGAAGGTAGGGATGGACATTGCCCAAGCTTTTGTAGAAAAGTCAATAACAATGTTGACAACAGAACTCTGGAATGTTCTTTGGAAGGCGTTGTCTCAAGCCTTTGATTTGTCTCTTCCTGCGGCTGGTAACCAGTTAACCGCATCTGGAGTCACGGCTGGGACAAGTTTAGTATCGGGGGCGAGAATGGCTGGAATTGAGCTTGTACGTTATGCTACAACTGCCGCGGCTATCTTGGCGAATAGGACGTTTTCAATGTCTGGATCATCTGCTATGAAGGGTCCTTTTACGAGTCTCCTATCGTTTTTAGGTGGAGGTTCTTCGTGGTCTATGTCAGGTTCATCGTTTATGGCTGGACCATTTCAAAAGATGCAACATGGTGGAGTTGTAACTCAGCCAACGTTCGGTCTTATGGGTGAAGCCGGACCTGAGGCTATTATTCCACTAGATCGTCTCAGCACAGGTGAAGGCACTGGCGATGTCAATGTAACGGTAATAAACGAAACCGGCGTAGCCGTGAAACCAGATGTCAAAATAGACGAGCGCGCTATTATTATCAGACTAAAACGCGAGATAATCCAAGATGTGAACAAGGGAGGAGAGTTCGATCGTGCGCTGACCCGTAAGTACGCGATGTCTCCAAAGCTTTTAAATAGAGGTGGCTAATGCCGACGTGGCCTTCTTCACTTCCAACATACCCAGACGACAGTGGTTTTACAGAGACGCTTGATCAGCCTGCGTTCATCAACAAACCGGATATAGGTCCAGCTAAAGTTAGACCTAGGGTTACCCAGGCGCGGAAAACTATAACTGTCAGTTACCACATGACAACTGAGCAGATTACTACGTTTGCCGGTTTCTATATGGGTTCGTTGACAGGTGGAAGCGTTTCCTTTTTGTGGCCGCACCCTAGAATCGGGGCGTTGGTGACAGCCACTCTAACATCTACACCGAATTATTCCAGTGTTCAGTATGACTGGTATGTAGTCAACTTTGAACTAGATGTTTACGAGTCTAGGCTGTTTATCCCCGAGCTGACAGACGACTCTGGCGCGATTGTTGGTTCTCCAGTCTACCCAGGAGTTCTTATTAACGGCGCTATTGATGTGAGTTTCTCTGGGGGAGACTTAACAGTGGCGATAGTGGCGGCTGATGGGAGTCCTCCGGGTGTAGCTCATCCTGTCTATTATAGTGTTGGAACTAGATCTGTATGTCTGACTGAGCCTCTAACTCTGACGAGGGAGGCTGGCGCACTAGATACTGGTGCTGGATATTGGTCAACCTCTTGGTTGCACTTGGCAAAGGGACCTGTCAGTGGTTACGAGCAGGATTTATTTGTCTATGTGGGTTGGCACGGAACGAGCAATCAGCCCATGTTGTTAGTCTCTAGGGAGGGATGGCATACCAAGAACGTTTTTCAGAATGAAGGTAGTGGGCACGGTGCGCTTTGGAGCATTGCTACTAACGCGTACGGACCGAGTGGAAGTCTCGATCCTATTGCTGTCTGTGGTAGATTCAGCGCTATTCTTACTACGCCTAACGCATGGTCGTCGCCTAATACGTTCCTTTTACTCCAACGTCCAACGCGTAATACTCGGATGTTGACATATAATCCGCATCTTTCTGACTTGAAGAGTGGTACCCTAACTACAGCCGGTTATCGCACTATATGGTGGTACAATTTTGAGGGTCCTTGGCTCAACATCATCAACTCTACGTTTTTTGAGTATCAAACGTCTGGGACAATATCGAATGAATTAGAGTTTGTCACTCCTATTTCGATGCCTAGTAAGACTATATATGGAGTGCGTCAGGCAGGGATATTTGGCTACGGGGGAGATGTAGACCCCAACGCCCGAGTAGATTACGGTTCGGTTTATTACCACTCATCTACAATCTATACTGACAGAGTGCGTTTGGCTCATACAGACAGAGCCACGTTGACCACAGGTAATATGTTAATGTGTTTTACCTATCGAGAATTCATGGGTTGGGATGATTGGACTAGTTAGGTTCTGGAGACAGGTATAATGGGAGATCAAGTTTCTTTAGCAGATAGGCTACGCTATACAGCTTATCCAGGCGTTTTGGTTAATGGAAAGATTGATGTGGACTTCTCGGGTGGAGATTTGACTGTTTCTATTTTAACAGCGGACGGAGATACTCCCAGTTCGTCTAACCCTGTCTATTATACTTGTGGGACGAAGATAGTCTGTCTAGACCAGGCGTTGACTCTGACGCGGAGTAGTGGTACGTTGAATACAGGCGACGGGTACTGGACTACGTCTTGGTTGCATCTCTCTAGAGGTCCGATTAGCGGCTTCGAGACTGACCTGTTTGTATACGTCGGCTGGCACGGAACGAGTAATCAACCTATGTTGTTAGTATCTCGGGAGGGATGGCGTTCGAGAAACAAGTTTCAGAACGAGGGGAGTGGGCACGGTGCACTATGGAGTATTGCCACAGGTGCAGGTGGGCCAGCAGAAAGTGGAGATCCCATTGCTGTCTGTGGTAGATTCAATGCCATTCTGACAACTCCTAACACTTGGTCTGCACCCAATACTCCTGTCATAATCCAACGGCCAACAGCCACCTCTCGGATGCTCCCTTATGCTCCTGGGTGGGATGACGGAAAAGGCGGCACCATCGCTACTGTATCGTGCGATGCTTGGGTTCACAACTACGAAGGCGCATGGATGAACATTAGAGGCTCAATTTACTTGGACTATCAGTCCGCAACTACGATCTCGAACTACTTTTATGTATGGACTCCGCTTTCACCTCAGGCATATACGATGTTTGGAATACGCCCTGCCGGAGCCATTGCGTACGGGGCATACGCTGGAGGAACTACATACACCCAATATGATGCGATCTACATACATACTGCCACTAACAGGATACGTATACAACACGTAGATAGAGCAACTATGTTCACTGGAGATGTCTATGTCTCCCTCAACTACAGGGAGTACATGGGTGGAACCGAAGAAGGATGGGATGACGATGTCACGTAAGGTATTTGTATGAGCGGCTATCCAACATTAGAAGCCTGGCCGTCGGCCGTACCTGCGACTCCTTTAATGGGAGAGTTCGACGAGACTCTATCGGATCAGACACTACGTTCATCTGGCTTTGATATCGGGCCTCAGTCGGCAAGACGTCGAAGCGCTATGACTCTAACTAATATCGCTGTTACGTTTGGTATGACACGTATGCAGGCAAACTATTTTATGACCTTTTATGAGAGCACTCTTGCGTTTGGTGCTAAATCTTTTGCGTGGACTCATCCGAGAACTGGGGAGACCATCGCTGCACGTTTTGCCAGTCCTCCCCAGTTTAAAACTAGACAATATAACTGGTATGAAGTGCAAACAGAATTTGAGATTATTCCTTATATAGCACCTTAGAGGTATGACCCATGAACCTTGAATCACATTCGGGTGTGCGTAGATATATAAAGAGAACTAGGTCTGGACAAGCAAACCCTGCTTTTTCCTCCTATGGGACTCTGTCGTATATAGTAGATGAGTATGATAAGGACGATTTATGGCAGTATTACACCTATGGCACGGGTAATATGCAGTGCAATTTGGCTTGCTACCTCTATTTCCCTTTGAGTAGTTCGTCGGCTTCTTTTGACTTGCACGCTGCCTCTACTGGTACTTTATACGATAATTTTGGCAGAAAACTACGCTTTGATACAATAAAGTGGTTCTTTATTAAGAATCACAGCACAGCAAACAATCTATGGATTTTTACAGATTCAGTAGCCAATCCTTGGACATCTATGGTTACGCCGTTGCCAGTGTACGGTTTAGTATTGACGCCATCAGGAGAATTCTTCATGTCTAGTCCGTATATCGGCTATTCTACAACAACTGGTAATAGTAAAGTAGCTATCGACAACTATCTATCTGCTACAGTGAATGTAGAGATTTCTATCGCTGGTTGTGGGACGATAGTCTCATAGGAGTGAGTAATGTCGTTCGAAAGTCATGCGGGTGTATGTAGATATTATAGGATGGTTAAGGCCACAAGCGCTACCTTAACAAGTCCTGTTGATACATACGATAAAGACAACACTTGGGTGTACTTCACAGAGGGCACTGGAACTTTGCAGTGCAATATTGGATACCATGACTATCTAACTTTAGCTACAGATACATACACTTCGCACGATTTGTATGGGGCTTATACAGGTACGCTTGTAAACAATCTAAATGAGAAGTTAAGGTTCGATAAAGTGCGGTGGATCTATCTCAAAAACCATAGTGCAACAGTGAATCTGTACTTTTTTGTGTCGTGTACTGCCTTCTGGAAGGCGATGGGAACTCCATCGGTTACTGGTAAGATACTACCCCCGAAAGGCGAGTACTTTTTGATGGGAGCCACTGGTTACAACGTTTGGGCAACAAATACTCGACTCAGAATAAAAAACAATAGCGTTTCTACAATGCTTTACTATGAGATGGCTATTGCTGGCGGTGGAACTATTCTATAATGGTTGACAACACTTTTAAACAAGAGGCTTTTAAGCAGTCGACAGATGAAGTTATCCTCGAGTTGCTTACTATCTCACACGAGGATTTCTCATCTGATCTGCGTCTTGTTAGAAACAACGAAAATATAGTCAGTCAAGGTGATACGTTCATAGCCTCACAGTTTGACCTGACTTGGCCGCAGGATAGAGAAGGTGAAGCGCCTAGAGCCTCACTTAAACACCAGAATATAAGTCGTGAACTTGTGGCAGTTATTCGTGGGATTAGGACTCCTCCGAGTATTACTATGCAAGTAATCCTAGCCTCTGATCCTAATACGGTGCAATTTGAGGTTACGGGAATGGTTATCGGTAAAATGGACTACGACGCTAATACTATACAATTCGAACTCACTTTCGAGATATTCTCCCAGACTCAGTTTCCTGGGAAGACGTTTAATCCGGCGAAATGGACAGGCTTATTCTAGATTTTGCTAACGCGGCGGTGCGGATTCCAGTTCCTTATCTGGAGAACGGTAGAACACAAATCGGATGGGACTGTTGGGGGCTTGTTGTCTCGGCCTTTAATACTATAGGGATAGACCTTTCTCCGTATGAGGAAGTTGCAACGAAAGACTTGAAACAGGCATATACTCGCCTCAAAGAACAAATTCAGCAGTGGGTTCAAGTTGAGGCAGGAAAAGAGAAACCTTGGGATGTTATACATATCAGACCGGCTCATCTGGCAATAGTGGTTAAGAAGGGTTTTATGTTGCATGTGATGGAGGGTGTGAATACCTGTATAGTTCCATACAACCATTATAATTGGATTCGTCAGATAGAGGGCTTTTATAGACATGCCGGACTTAGTGGCAGATAACAAAATCCAAGTTGTAGCTTGTCCTAATCCGTTCAATTTGGATAGGATGGAGTTCTACGAAGAGGCTAGGGTGAGCCTATATGAGATTCTATGTAGAGTTCAACCTAAGGCCAATCTGCGTCAGAAGGCTAGGATTGCGGTAAACGGGGAGCCGATTCATCACGATGATTGGGTGTACTTTTATCCTGCCCCAGGTTCGTATATAGATATTAGGGTCGTACCCAGAGAACCTATCTCTGCAATCATCATCGGAATCGCGGCTATTGCCGCTCAACTTGGTGTCACCTCTGCCGCGGCTGGTTTCGGGCCTGTCATAGCCGGTATATTAGGGGCGTTGGCAGGTGCTGTTGTTTCTGTAGTTGGCTATCTCCTTATGGCCGCCCTTGTTAGACCTCCATCAATCAGTTCGGGTCAAAGGGCGACTGAGATGACTGAGGATACGCCGACTAAGTACCTCAGTGGAGCAAGGAACAGGGCTGTTCCATACGGCGTGGTACCTCGCGTCTATGGAAAGATTCGTATGGTTCCTCCTTTGGCGGCTACATATTACTCAGAGTTGTCCAACGTTGAGTCAGGAAGAGCCTTTCGTCCAAGTTATCAATCTCCTTACTGGACAGCCCTCCAAGAAGCTAGACTAAAACAAGACTTGGCGTCTGGAAGAGCTCTTGTAGGCGAAACTCAGGCTGGAGAATGGACTGGCGAAGAACAATGGTTGCGAATGCTGGTAACTTGGGGGCTAGGGCCGTTAGAAGTTACCGATTTTAGGATAGCCGATACTCCATTAGAGGACTTCCAAGGAGCCGAATGGGAACACAGGGCTGGCTATGCCGAAGACACACGGGTTACTCTGTACAGCAAAGATGTCTATGAAGAGGATCTGAATATTCAACTAACAAAAGCTGGCGGGGTTCAGTACAGAACTACTCAGGATAATATCGACGAGTTTAGTGTAGACTTGGCCTTCAACGGTCTGTATGAAGTGGACCGAAGCGATGGAGGAAAGGACTCTGTCACTGTCAACTTCACTATCTACTATAAGAAAGACGGTGACGCCGAGTATTCCACAGCAGGTCAGTTGAGTGTTAGGGCCGCTAGAATGAGCGCCATTAGGCGAGGTTTCAGGTTTGTAGTTCCAACGCCAGGTAGATACAGTGTGGGTATTGAGCGTACTACAAACGACCACGATTCTACAGATATAGTTGACGATTCCTACTGGGGCGCTCTCAGGTCTATTAAGTATGAGTATCCAGTGAAGGAAACCAGAGTAGCGCTAACAGCTCTCAGAATCAAGGCGAGTGACCAGTTAAGCGGAGCAGTGGATGAGTTCAACGGAATTGCTTATAGTATTATCAGGGACTGGGATAAGGATTCTCAGCAGTGGATAAGACGTAAAACTAAAAACCCAGCGTCTCATTATTTGCATATTCTTACTGACCCTGATGCTAACCCTGATTATCTTCCTGACTCCAGAGTCAACATGGAGAATTTGCAGGAGTTCCACGAGTTCTGTGAAGAGAACAAGTTCTACTGTAATGTAATCTTTGACTCTAGTGTTAGTGTAGAGAATGCCTTGGATTTAGTCGCTGGCTGTGGAAGGGCCGCGAGAGCTATGCCAGCAGGGAAGCACGGAGTAGTAATAGACAAGAAACGTGACATAATTGCCCAACACTTTACTCCGCGAAACAGTTGGAATTTCTCGGCAACACAGGCTTTTATTCGTGATCTTCACGCTTTCAGGTGTCCTTTTATAGACGAAGATAATGACTGGAAAGAGACCGAGGTCACAGTTTACGCTGACGGATATGACGAATCTAATGCTACTAAGTTTGAAGAGCTCAAACTTGAAGGGGTAACGAACTACGATCAACTTTATAAGTTAGCCAGATACTACTTAGCAGTCGCTGAATATCAGCGAGAAATGATTACTTTCAAGACAGACTTTGAGTATCTGACTTGTGAACGTGGAAGTCGGATTGTTTTCTCCCACGATGTTATGCTCATCGGTCTATCCTCAGGTAGACTCAAGGGAACGGACACGGATGGTTTGGGATTCACAGACAGGCTGTATTTTGACGATCCCGTTACTGTAGAGCCCGGGTCTAGTTATGCTGTGCAGGTACGCCTGTACGATGGAGAGGCTCTGCTTATTCCGGTCACCAATCCAGCGACGACATCCCAGATCGTAGTAGACAATCTGGAAATCACAACACCGATAAACCCAGGTGAGCAGACTGAACCGAGAATGGGAGATCTGTTTTCATTTGGTGAGAGTGGACTTGTTACACAAGACCTTTTAGTTTTAGGAATAGAACCTGAACCCGACTTGACTGCCTCGCTCTTGTGTACAATCTATGATGACGCTGTGTATGAGGCGGCTGACGGGCCTATTCCAACTTACGTGCCGAAGATTAGCGTTCCTGTAGAATGGCGGGTTCCTGTTGTGGCGGGAATCTATTCTGATGGTTCGGTTCTTTATTGGGCACAAGGGTCTTGGCAAAGCCGAATACTAGTAACATTCTCTTTTCCACCTATCATGCCTGGATACTGGGGGATAGAGGGACAGATACGTCGATACGAAGAAGAGGACAGCGCTTGGCGAAGTGTAGATGCACCTTTAAGCGAACGCGAGATTAGTTTTACTCAAGTCGACGATGGTGCAACATATGAAATGCGTTTCCGCTACATCAAAACAAGCGGATACAGGGGAACATGGACCGAGTCCACAACCCATACGGTTGAGGGTAAGACAGGACCTCCCGCGGATGTCACCGGATTTCATGTTTACCAAGACAGTGGGATCGTAGTGCTGAAGTGGAGCGAAGTAGCGGACCATGACTTGAAGGAGTACAAGATTAAGTACTCGGCTGCTGGTCTCAACACTTGGGAAACCGCTACTGTGCTAACGACTGCTGCTAAAGGCACGACTAAGACAGACAAGAGCTTACCCCAAGGCTATTACGACTTTTTTATCAAGGCCATAGACCTATCTGGAAACGAGTCTGAAAATGCCGCGGCTGTCTACAGTGTTAGAGTTGTAGAAACATTTATCCCAATCTGGCAACTCTTCGCTGGGTCGTATCCTGATGGAACTCAGTACTCGATCTCTGGGCATAGGTTCGATTGTGAGGAACATGAGGCTGGTGCTGAGTCCAATCCATACAATTTAATTTACGACTATTCCAAGAATATTTACAGAGCTAAGAACAACATGGACGCGGATGATTACGATGATCTAAGCGTTTTTGAATACTATTGTTCTAGTCCAGCTACTCCACAATATTACGAGACTTGGATACCTGGTTCTGCTCAGGTCGCTAACGCGCGTATCTGGATACAGGCTGACGGCTATGTTCCTTGGTGGAAGGAAGAGAATGATGGTTTCTATGGTTCTTGGGAACCTACGTTTTACACTAAGGCATGGTTATCCACTGAATCTGAGCCGTCCGAATGGACAGAAGGACAGTCTAGCAGAGTTGGCGATGGGTCAGTTAAAGCCTACAAATTCAGATGTAGGGTCGACTTACCGGAAGCCCAGTCTGGCGGGCTGTTTGCGGCAGTACTCAGGAATGTGACATACGCTATTGATATGCAGCCAGTTGTGTGCACCGGAACTGACACTATCGCTGTAGGTGGAACTACTATAAAATACGGACAGAATATTGGATATTTTCCAAATATCGTCGCCCAAGTGATAGGTGGAGACGGTTTTTCAGTCAAGGTAACAAGTGTGAGCGCTGTGAGCTGTAAGTTTACCGTCTATGACGAGACTGGTACTGATGTGGGTGGAGAAATATACTGGGTAGCACAGACTGGATTTGGAAGCTGTTATCCTGGCGGATAACAACTCTAGGGGAGTAAGTTAAGTGAGTTCAGAAATATGGGTTAACCCCTACATGAAGTGCGGCACATTGGCAACACATTACAATCCGTTGTGCAACGCTGCTTTTAAGCAACCGTCTATTAAGCCTTGGAGTCTTGTTGTTTCGGCAGGAACAGCGTCTCTGAGTGACTATAGAACTTCTGGGTTCTCGGGGAATACCTTTTGGGGGACAGCTACGATTAGTGTTACTGGTGGAGGAGCGGCAATTGACGATATTTTCCTATATCAGTACTCGGATTTCTTTGGTAACAGAATCAGATTGAAGGCTAACCAAACATACATTTGGTTGTGTTACCTTAGATCGTCATCCGCCACGAAACAAGTGCAGCTACAGGTATATGCACCTGAGTTCGGCTATAAGACCTCTTCTCTATTTTCATCGTGGACTGTTAACCAATGGGCGCTCAAGTATTGCGTATTCACGCCCCAAACAGCCACACGGGGAGCCTACTTTCTACTCTGTTTGGGAAAGAATAAGGGCGATGTTGGGACTGCCTTTCATACTCTACAAGATTCAGGGAACAATATAACAAAAGATACCATAGACGAACGTTTCAAGAGTCTAGTCAGAGCAAGTGACTTTAACGTGACCGCCAGACAATATCCAACTTGGTTTTACGTTACTGTTGCTTCTGGGATGTGGTACGACGAAAGCTCTCGTACAATCATGTCTACAGGAACTCAGCATGTTTTTACTACTCTCGACAACTTCACAAGTTGGCCCCGCAAAGGTTGGGCGTATCACATGGTATACTTAAATCAAGAGACTGGGGCGGCTGGGTTTGTAGAAGGGGAAACTTCCCAGTATCCTGACGAGCCAGATTTGCCAGACGTGCCAGCCGCTTCTGAGGGGGGCGCAGTAGTACCGCTAGCGAGGTTGAGAATGAGTTCTAACCAGTTCGCACAATCTGGAGAGGATCTCACCGATCTACGTTGTCTTGATAAAGTCGGACAGCCTATTTTCTCCTCCGCGAGTTATCAGAACTTCACATCAACCGGCTCTTTTACAGTACCTCAGGATGGGTGGTATCTCGTTCGGTTAGTCGGAGGTGGTGGTGGAGGGGCTGGCGGAACTAGTATTGGTACGGCAACTGGAGGGGGTGGCGGAGGTGGGTCCCCACTCTATTCCTACTTGGTTCAATTGTCTGAAAACGATATTTATGACGTTACCCTAGGTGCAGGCGGTTCAAAAGGTTCCGCTAACAGCGATGGTTCAGATGGGGGTACTACTTCTTTTCTGCGTCACTCTGGGTCGGGATCAAGTAGAGTTACTCTATACGCGTGGGGCGGAAGAGGCGGGATCAGTTACGGAGCGTATGGAGGCACTGGTGACGTTCTCAATAACCTCGTATCGTCCCCTATGACAACGTTGGTCATGTATTCTGCGGGGATTAACGGAAACGCTGGAGATGTCGGTTTGAAGGGGAAGGGGGGAAATGCGGGTGCCGGGTTCGGGACTGGCGGTTCTGCTTCGGCTGGCTCTGAGTATGGAGGAGGGGGTTCTGGGGGCGCTCCGGGTGATGGGGGTTATAATGGGGCAACAGGCTGGGCAGGTGTCTGTTGGATTAGATAGGAGATAAGTATGGGTGGAATTTGGAATTTACCGGATAGGACAACACAAGATGGTACGAGCTACCAGATTAATATAGAAAACTGTTTCGCTGTCATAGAGCGTTATGCTACTTGGTTTCTCGTGGAGCCTATGACTATTCCGTCAATGAAAGTCTATGTAAATGGCGGATACATCTTTAATACTGGAGCTAGAACGCTTTCGGCTGTTAACCCGACAAGCGTAAGCATAACCGCGGCTAATCCTACTAATCCTCGAAAAGACGTTATTGAGATGAATGACGCTGGCACAGTCCAAGCGAAAACCGGAACAGCGGCGGCTTCACCGGCGTACCCCACTTTGACGACTGGCTTTTATCCTATTGCGGGTATATATGTACCTGCTAACGCCACAACTATGTGGGGAGACAACATTACAGATCTACGCTTCTTGGGAGGTTTGGGTATTCAGGAAGGCGATTCTGGAGTAGAGACTTATACGACTGCTGGCTCTTATACCTTTACAGCGAAGAAGACTGCTCCCCACTTAGTTACGCTTGTAGGCGGAGGGGGAGGAGGAGCTGGTGGAGATAATGTAGATGGAGGTGGAGGTGGAGGCGGAGCAGAGTGCTGTACTGCTGTCGTTGAGTTGACTAAGGGTGTGAGTTACACTATTGTAGTTGGAACTGGAGGCACCCACGGAGAAGGAATGGACGAGGGGTCAAATGGTACCGCCTCAAAGTTTTCTTCGTTAGTATCTGCTACTGGTGGATACGGAGGTGAAAGTTACGGTGGTAGTAACTACGGTGGAGCCGGTGGTGCGGCCACTGCTCCGAATACCTATAAGCTTGCTAGTTCGTCAGGAGAAGAGGGAGAGAGTGCTGCGGGGGTGACAACAGGTGGTGACGGCGGCAATGCTGGGTGTGCTATGGGGCTCGGAGGAAGTGGTGGAACGACAGGGAACAATGGAAATCCCGGTACTGGGTATGGCAGCGGTGGAGGTGGAGGAGGTTCGACTCAACAGAGCGGCGGAAACGGAGCTGATGGCTATATAAAGGTGGCATACTAATGGGTAAGTTTGCTAGGATATCAGGTGGAAGAGTACGCGAGATTTTAGATACAGCCGTTGATGAGAGTTGCGTCCAAATACCCGACGACATCCTCCCTAGAATCCAGCAAAGGCCAATAGACTGGTGCTGTAACAAGCAAGGAAGATTTTACAGACACCGCAGTAGCTCAGCTTTAGCCGATATCAGACAACGTGTTAAAGATGATATTCTTAGCCTAGTGATGTTGGAAGCTTTAGGTCGTCAATTCACTCACCCTGAGTTCTTGGCTTTCAGAGAGCAGTGGAGAGTATACGTTCGAACTCTTATTATGGCCGTGAGGAAACGCAAATTGTCTGACTTGCCTACTCCACCTGCTCCAGTGCTTGATACTCTTTTACGTCTTAACTTAGAAGAATGAGGAGATTAGGTATGAGAAATGATGAACCTTGGCGAACGCGAATACGTAGCGGGCTGGTGCTTCGACGGTTGGGTCACTGGCGAGCGGCTAAAGGAAGTCCTCCTTGATACTGTAGCCTACGTGGGAATGACGGTTTTTGAGGACCCGGTTGTACGGGATTTTCCAGTGAAAGGCAAAGGCGGGGAAGGGACTTTAGTTTACCATAGCATCACCGAAGTTTTTGTGATGCTTCACGAATCTGGGATTATGGGTAACTCCTATAGTTACACAAATAGAAAGGGAGAGCCTGAACAACGCGTCAGGGTGCTGCTTACTTCGTGTAAGGAGTTTAATGCCTTTGATGTAGGACGCTTCCTGAAAGACCAGTTCGATCTACCTATGGTATGTAGGGGGCAATTTGTTTATTAGGGGGCGTTATGGAACAAAAACTAGCACGATTGATAACTGATGTAGAGGAGGTCAAAAGGCGGTATGGTAACGGCAGACTAAGGGTGATGACTTTCTCGGTTCTTATCGTCCTTGCTGCCGTTGCTATATTCTTCTTTGGTGGGTCTTTTTGGCCTGTTAAAATCTTTGAAGATGCAACTGCTACTGCCGAACCAGCTCATGGCGCAACGGTATTCCTACCTGGTTGCGGTGTCGATTGGAGAATTGAATTTAAAGACCCCATAGAAGGTCCTGTTGTTCATGCGGTTCAACTAGTTGTGGAATATCCAGGTGCGGACTGGATTGTGTCCTTTCAAGAACATGAAGGTTCACTTCATTCGCAGAAAAAGGACGGACACTTAGACTATACAATCGAAACTGGTACACTTACTCTGCCTAGAGGAAAGGTCCTAGAGAATCGTAAATTCAAGATTCGACACATTTATAGAACCCACATCCTTTGGCGTAATATTCACCAGGAAGTAGAGACCCCTTGGTATCAATCTGGAGCCTTTGACGTTTTCGAGGATATGCGTTGTGACTAGTGTTGACCTTGCCGAACATATCGGAACTATCCTGGGGATATTGACTACTTTATTAGGGGTAGCTGTTTTTCTCTTTTGGCGGACATTTGTAGGAGTAGAAAAGAAGTGTCAGGAAATCGAGAAGATAATCAGAGAGATACTGTTAGGAAGTCATTTCGCCAACAGGAAGGATACACGTGAAGAGATGGACAATCTTTGGACAGCCGTAAACGAACTCCGAAAAGGTGAGTGGGGCAAAGGTAAGGATTAACTCATGGGCGATGTTGTCAAGTTTGAAATGACAGAACGAGTTTCAAAAAAACGTTCTAAGGCGACTCGCTTGGAAACGATACAAGAGTTGTATCGTATAACACGCGGCTTCGAGTGGTTAAACCAAGACGAGGACGTCCGAGAAAGTTGGGAAAGGGGAGATTTTGAGCTTTGATACCTTTTCTCCCATTTCAAGCTAGGGAAAAGGCCCAATTCTCAAAAGAACTCCCCTTATACGCCGTCTCAGAGCCTCAGAATCTATCTCTCAATCATTATTCCATATCCTCATCGGATAGCTCATCCAGTGGAATCCCTGTACCATGCAGAAATCTGTCGTGAGCCAGTCCCACTATTACTCCATACCAGCTAAAAGGATCATCCAAGTTTCCAGTGATGATTCTATAATAGCGCGCGCCATTTTTTACCCTGACTGAGTAGAAGGCACATATTTCTTCGATACTGCCTTCTATACTCGTTAAGCGTTCAAGAACTTCGCGAACAGAATTGCGGCTTAAGTGGATTACTTTTGCCATAGTACAGCTCTCCCTTGAGTAGTGTATTTATAGAAGGATCTGTGACGCAAGAGGAAGGATACGAGTCGAATTTCCATTCGAACGGATAATTATCCAATCGTTGGCTATATTCATCTATTAGCGGTTTTAAGTTTGGATAACGCTCCACAAATTTGTTCATGAGTAGGATGAGAGTGCTTAGCCACATCTCTCGGTCATAGAAGCCCCCGGCTGTCTCGCTGTCGAGTCCCCCATCGACGAGATACTTCAAAACTACGCGGCGTAGAACTCGAGCGGATTTGATGTAGTCCTCGCTGTGGAGGACATTTAGGAAGTTTAGATTTTGAACATGCGAGTCAGGGCCGTGAGAACGAATCATAGCATGATAGCTAGAGTTGGTCAGAACATCTTTGATCCTTCCACTCATGACTGATATGCAACACGGTAAGACCTCACCTCCAAGCCATTTATTGGGCATTAGAGTTGCGTATTTGAACATCTCCCTCCACACTTCTATTCTATGTACATAATGGGTCGTGCAGAGTCTGGTGCGAAGGTAGAGCGACAGCCTGTCTGTGATGTAGTCAGTTTCCACTTCTAAACAGCGCGTATATTGGACAAGATTATAATTCCCTTTACGCACCCACGTCCCTCTTGGGCCGCTTGCTGCTATATAGTTAGGATTCATATCTAGAAACTCTATGCACTTGATGAGAGCGCGTGGGATTGCTGTATCGTCGTCTCGGCAGTACATAACATAGGGAGTCTCTACGTAGGCAGCGGCTAGTTTGATGGCCTCTCCATAATGTTTATGTCTTCCATAGTGACCAATCTGAATGTTCAGTCCCGCTTCGCGAGCCTGAATAATCAGGTCATCTACTACTTTTATATTACGCCCAGTGCTTGCGTCTACTATAAGTAATGTTCCCTTGAAGCGCTTCTTTATATAGTACTGGAGCGACTGTTTAAGTCGACTGGGTCTATTCTTGGTAGGGATTATTATGGATAGTTTCTGTTCTTTAGTAGCCACATCAATCTCCAAGCAGTCTTCGTTTTAATTTTACTTGGGTTATGGTATTAATATAGTCTACCGTCTCCTGTCCAAACTTTCTTTTAATCATCCCCAAGTAGTTTGGATGGGTATAATATGTCATAAACGCCTCATCTCTGAATCTGAGCACTTCAGCCGGTGTTAAGTGCTCGGTTCCCATTGGACAACATTCATATGAATACTGAGAATAGGCTTCGTATTCTGTCGGAATACTATACCGATTATTGGCCTTGGCCTCTTCATAGAGTTTTGAGCCTGGATAGGCCATGCAAGAATATATATTAGCCCATTCCGCATTAATTTGCAAGGAAAAATCAAGAGTTTCTCGCATAGAATTATAATTATCACGCGGAAGACCATATATCCAATTAGCGTTAATACAAATGTCAGCGTCCCGCATCATGTCAGCAGTCTTTAACGCCTGCTCTAACTTTATATTCTTTATTGAACCATCAAGTACTTTTTGAGAACCAGACTCGAAACCTACTCCTAACCACCTTATACCTGCTTGCCGCATTAGTTTGAGTAACTCTGGTGTAAGGGTACCGACTCTTCCATACGCCCAAAAGTTCAAGTCATCGCCGAACATTGTTCGGACTAGACAGCAAAACTTTTCTACATGTTCTTGGTTGAGAGTAAACATCTCATCAATAATGCGGATGTTCCGTACGCCGCGACTGGCGAGATCAGCTATCTCTGGAATGAGTAGCCTTGGGTTTCGGAAACGAATACTGCGTTCATTGCAAAACATCGTATGAATAACGCAGAAATCACACCTAAATGGGCATCCGAAACTAGTATAGATTACCCCGTAAGGTTGTCTGTTGTGGATATCTCCGAAACACTGCCAGTTATGTGCTCGGTACAAACTTATATCCACCATATCCCAAGCGGGTTCTGGAAGACAGCTTAGATCAACCAGATTCTGTGTTTTTAGAAGTCTAGTCGAATCCGAGTTCGGTGAAGTGAAGAAGTGTGCCAGTGTCTCAAATCCCTCTCCCACGCATACATAGTCAGCCAGTGTTAGTAACAAAGTCTCTTCGGGTAGCGCGGACGGATGAAGGCCGTAAACTATAGTACGGGCTTTTGGGACGAAGGTCTGCATTCGCTCTATGATAGGTCGCACTCCAACCATTTGCATAGTAGAGGCTGACGGATTTGAGCCAGATACAACTATTACTACATACTCTGGTTTCATCTCCATGAGTTGTGCGCTGACTTGGGAGGGTGTAAGGTTCTCTGCCTCTGCATCAAGGATATCACATGTAATTCCGCGGTTCCGCATATAACCAGCCAACAGAGCACACCACAAGGGTGGCTCTATGGCTGTCATATTAAATGAATCCAACTCTTGATACAGCCTCTTTTTGGCGTTAGGACGCACGAATACAACGTTCATGAGTAGCTATACTCCCTAAAGATATGAATACCATCGTTCAAAGGTAAATCAGCGTAGTCTATCCATTTTTGAATACCGAGTTTCTTCCCTGCCTCTAATAACAGATTCGCAGGCCAGTCTTTGGGATTCGGCATTTCCAGTTTATCAGAGCATGGATACAGTAACTTCCAGAACCAGCCCATGAATCCTCGTGGAAGTCTGTACGGCCATTTATTAGGGAAGCGAGTGTACGTCCATAAAAAATTTAGAGGAGCGAGTAACATTTCTGGACCGACTCCTTCGTAACTTAAAAGATCACACGCCCTGAACATCGGGGCTAGACTAAAATAGGAGTACCATATACCCGAGTTTGTCCTTTTGACTTCGTGGACTAAAGTTCCGTCGTCTTCCCAAGACTGGGACATGTGTCTAAGGAGCCTGTCGATATGGCTGAAGTAGGCACCTTTAGTGACAAGGTCTGTCAGAATCGCCCCTAGAATCCCCCAAGAGCCTTTGTTGTCATCATCCCAATATACGCTTTGGACTGCCTCTCGGTAAACAAGGTCAACCCACGGTGCAAAGACCCCACTATTCCACTCGTCCTCTGGCATAAGTAGAGATGCTTCTAGAAACAGATGTCCCATCCAGACTAGATGAAGCTTTGCTTCAAAGTTGACAGCTTCGGAACATCTCAGGGACCACGCCAAGAGTATATTGGCTGCCGTATCGACATCTCTGTGGAATGCGGCGTCGTAGGCTTTATGTGCATCTGTTCTGAGTTTATGCACGCTGGCCTCATACTCATATTTATTTTTGTAGTACGGCGTCACGTACAATTTGTCTGGGACTTCGTTTATCATTTGTAGGTCGCCTTTAGTTCGTCGAACTTCTGACGATACTCGTGAAGTTGTTCCTCGGTCATATCGTATGGCTTGATATAGAAAGTCTTGTTGTCGTTATAGTCCATGCGGGACTCTTTCCACATGTCGGTAGTCGTTGTATTTATCAAGATGTCATCTTTTACGGCTTGGTTGAAAACTTCAGTGCCGGGAAAGGGCATGATGTTCGATATGCTAAAAGTGTCGAGGGGAAGTTCCTTTATCATGTCGTAAGTATCGTCTAGCGTCTCAGGAGTATCTTCTGGCATCCCCATGATGAACAAGCCGCGTACAAATACTTGAGGATGCTTCTCTTTGAGGTAGAAGGCAACTCTGTAGATATCCTCCTTATCTAGGTCTTTTCCCATCACTCTGTTGCGGATGTACCCGTTACCGCTTTCTATAGCAAGGAACGCTCTGATCATACCTGACTCAACCATCAAGTCGATTATGTCTGAAGTGAGCGTCTTAACCATCAGTCCGTTGTTGGGTTCCCATTGAATATCCAACTCTCTGTGTAGGATCTCGTGACAGATACCTTCGATGTGGCTTTTGCTCAGAGTTAGATTATCGTCTTGGAAGGCGAAACGATTACATTCGTACTCCCTATAAAGCCACTCGATTTCGTCTACGACATCAGCGGGTGAACGAAACCGAATTCCTTTTCCCATCACTAAATGCATCGAGCAGAAGTTACAGCTTCTTGGGCAACTTCTACTCGAGAGAATAGGAATGTTAACGCTGAATTCTAATCCTTTTGGATTATGCCAGTGTGACAAATCTTGACTGTAATCGTCTAGATCGATCAAGTGGTAAGCTGGGAACGGAAGATTGTCAAGCTGTGTTATATAGGAACTCAACTTGGCTTTTGGGTTGACCTGAATAGTGCCTTTTGAACGCCACGCTAGCCCTTCTGAAAACGGCATCCATCCTGTTGCCAGAGCCAAGAGCTGTGGTTCACCTTCTCCAAGAGCCACATAATCTATCTCTGGAACGTTCTCCAAGATTTCGGAATGAAAGATTGTCGGATGGATACCTCCTACAATTATTTTAGCTTTATCATCAGTAAGTTGTTTAACTTGATGAGCGATGTCTAGCACCGAAGGAAACTGTCCACTAAATAAACAGCCTATCCCAATTAACTCTGGGTCAAACTCAGAGCAGACCGAAGCTATGGCCTTTTGGTCGTCCGTTTTCTTAGCTCGTGTAACATTCAGGTCTAGTATTCTAACCTCAATTCTGTGAGCGTCAAGTACCCCAGCCAAATAGAGAATGGACGGAGGTGGCATAAATTCTCTATTATCGACAAAGTCTGGAATCGGACAGTTAATGAGTAACGTTCTCACAGAACCTCCAAAACAGGGCGGGTTACCTCTTCTAACTTTTCGTTTCTCGGAAAATCCATCGAGATCTGTCTTCCCATGACCTGCTGATAAGCGTCCCATCGTTGTAAGTCTGGAGAGAATGACGGATAATTCGTCCGCATCTGAGAATCGAGTAAAACGACTGTTCTGTAAACCATTTCTGCGTCGAATGTCTGTTCTGCAAGAGCGAAGTCGTCCACAATATCGTCGATCCTTCCCACGACAATGCTCTTAAAGAGACGAAACTGGTCGGGCCAGTCATCCCGCAGCATTATGCGGTAGAATGTAGGCAGCTCAAGTTTTCTGTTGGTCCTAGGAAAGATAGTTTGTGCATGTTCACCCTGCTGAAAGCTTGTTATAAACGGAAGTGATTTGGCTCTACCTGACAGTACAGCCAGACAACACAAAAGGATTTCAGTGCAAAGTGCTGGCAGAGTAGCATCCTCGGAGTACTGTAGGATATCACGCATCACATTTGTTCTATGCAGGAAGTACATCGTGGACATGCCCGACCGCATATAGGTCTTAAAGCGCTCAATCGCGTCATCGGACGAGTGGTCTAGCGGAAGCCGAACAGCGTCAATATTGAAAAGCTCATTCTGGACCTGAAACCGAATCTGTCCTCCGCCAGCCATGGTGAACGCAGGTTCCCCATCGAGAAAGTTCGCACACTCAGTTACTCCACGAATGGAGATGAAGTCATCATCTCCTTGGAATATCGTATAGGGCGTATTCGCATAGGACATGATGGCGTTCATCGCCACTAGTTCGTTTCTAAACGTCTCTTTTGGATAATGACGATACACAGTATTTAGGTCTGTGTGCTGTGCGACTAAACGCTCTGTCGAATTATCTTTTGAACTATCCGCCACTAGGATCGTTCCGGTGAACTTTAAGTTGGAATAGTACTTAAGTACTCTTTCCATGAAGGTAGGCCGATCCATCGTCGGTAAAAGTATGCTTACGCGATCCACTTGTCAGACTCCTTTCTAGTTAGAAACGGGAAGATTAAACGGGCCATGTGAACCTCCTTAGAACTCCAAATTGCTCTAGTGGGCGGAGGAGTTCTATATCAGCGGGTTTGGGATTTATGAGAAGATATACTCTTCCGCGTAAATCAAAGAGGCTACGCCAGTTCACTTTGTCTTTGCACAACAGACGTTGGGGCAACATGGGGAAATAGATAGCTACATTCTCGTGTCTGATTGTGTCTTTAATCACTTCAAGACTAATCTTGATTTGTTTTTTGAGATACATGTCATTTGAGCCGTGTCCAAACTCGGGTATATTCGGCACTTCAAAATCGTGGATGCACGCTATACTAGATCCGTACTTAAGTACTTCTTTTATTTCCTCGGCTAGAGGTTCAAGGTTTTCATCTGTGGGGTAGTCCGGCACCACCGCAGAATGTGCGTCTAGGAAGAAGAACGGGAAGGGTCCAATATAATGTTCACCATCCTCGCGTAGATGTTTGAGGAAGTCGAGACTGTTGCATTGCTCGATGGTGATGTTTGGATTATCTTCGAACTCAGTGATTACATCCTGTACTTGCTTTATTACATCACACGAGTAGATCATGAGGTCTGGAAACAGCCTAGAAATAAACTTGATCATGCCGCCTTTATATGTTCCAGTCTCAATTAATACTGACGGCTTAAACAAATTAATCACGCCTACAAACTCTCGCAGGAACCACGGATCTGGATAATCAAATTCTTTAGTGAGTAGCATTAGACGTTGGAGTTCTTCTACTCGAGTCCAGTTCATGTCACTCTAGCTCCCCAGACAGATGTCGGTTTGAATATTTTATAATCGTCTCCGAACATGTCATATACCGCTTTGACTACTCCAAAGTGAATCTGTCGGTTTAGTTGTTTACTCACTGCACAATCCACTTGTGTATACATCTCGTCGGCTTCTTCTTTGATGTCAAGATAATACTCTTGACAATCATGTCCACAGATAACTCCACCTTTTTTAATCTTCGGGAGCCAGAGAGAGACGTCATGGATAACATCGCTATACCAATGACCTGCGTCTATGAAGACTAAATCTACGCTTTTGTTCTTGAACAATCGACTCGCTGATTCTGAATCCATCACAAGGGGCTTGACAACAGTCTGCCAGTAACCCAGTTGGCGCATGTTGTGCCTAAAGATGGCAAATAGGTCTATACGTTCGGCGACCTCGTCACGTTTTGTCCCAGGGTTCCCCATGAAGTGATCAACAGTATACACCACTCCTTGTTTTGCCGAAGCGATGTGGGCAAGCACAGCGGCACTCTTCCCCTTCCAAGTACCTATCTCGACGAAGGTCGGTTTCTTGGTACTGATCGCAGAAGCCAAGCCCATGAGAACTCCACAGTCGGAATCAGAGGTATTCTCTTGTATGTCAAGAGTTTTAAGTTTCTTGAGTATCATCGGGTAAATAACCTATCTAGGGTTAGTTGGTCGAAGTTGACGCCCTGGTCTGAGTCTGGGACTTCTTCTCCGAAACCAAGTTTGGTGAAGACTGCTTCCCACCACATCTGGCTATTGTACTTCTCATGAACTGTATTGTAGCCATGTGTTGCTATGGCAATTCTGTCTTCTGAATTAGCCAGATAGTACGAGATTTGTTTTGCTAGATCGTCGTAATCTGGTTCTTTGTCGTTCATTTTATATGTGACGTAGTCTTTTCCGGGTTCAACCCAGATATTTGTTATTGCTGTTTCCGGTTCAACAAGGCAGGCACCGCATAATAGGGCTTCTTTGGCACGCCCTTTTGACGTGCCTTGAGAAAAGTTTAGTGTTATTTTGCTTTGTTTAAAGATCGTAGCGTACTCATCGAAAGATAGTCTATCCTCTGCTTGTCCGCCAAAGTGCTGAACGTTTATTCCACGTTCTTTAAGTTCAGAAAGCGCCTTTTGGCGTTCGGGTCTATTCGACACACTCCCTACAAACGAAACGTCGATAAACCTAGCGTCTGTTGGACTTCCTGTGAAAATGTCTTTTGAGTATGGATAACCCCACAGAGCCATAAATTTATCTTCTGGAACTGTATTGTGCTTGACATCGAGAGTAAGATGAAGGTCGAATATTGGAGCTAGGACGTTGATCGCCTGATGTGATAAAGCCCACGCAGAATCTCCCCAAATCGCACATAGCCTGACCGTTGGAGCAATAGTCTTGATACGATGCCAGGTTCTGAGTTGTGGATTAAATCTTCCGAAGAGTTCGGGTTCACCAGTATGACAACTTAACCACGAATAGATGATGATATCTGGACGTGTATTTAGCACGGCTACTTCTGTGAGTAGTTCGTAATCAAAAGGTTCCCCTCTGAGTAGCCACCATTCGTCCGGATGGCCTATCGCCATTTCCGCAAGTCCTGTCTCGCTCAAGCTTTTAAATAGTGTGACAAAGAGACTTGATTGACCAAGAGCCGGGTTATTCTGGGGCCACTTTTCTGTGACAAACAGGATTTTAGGTTTCATTCTATGACCTCATAGAGTTTAGCGATCACTTGTTCATGTTCCCTGTATAAAAGGTCCATCTCTTGTTCTGTCAGTTTGCCGTTCCCAGATAGGATAGACAGAACATCAATAAAGAGTTGTCTGTTTTCTTGGAGGATTTCTCTAGCTCTGCGTTGACTTATCGTCCACATTCATATAGTCTCCTATTGTTGATGGATCTGGGCACCTTGCGTGCCATGCTGGATCGTAACACATAAAATCAACCCTGAACCCTTTTATTGTATGTGCAATGATCATCTTGGGTCTGTTGGAGTATCTATTGCGCGTTGCGTTTAGAACTTCGATAAGGGCGATCACATTGTGTCCGTTGACTATCTGGACATCCCACCCAAATGCTAGCCACTTGTCTGCAAGCGGTTCTAGGGCAATGGCGTTCTCAGTGAAATCTGTAGCCCCTTGGAAGTTCCTATCAATTATACCTACGAGGTTACTCAGGCGATTGTGGGATGCAAACATAGCCGCCTCCCAGACAGAGCCTTCGTAGCATTCTCCGTCGCTCATTAACACGAAGGTCATCCAATGTTCGCGTCTTAGTTTCGCGGCCATAGCCATACCACTGCCGATTCCTAAACCATATCCGAGCGAGCCTGTTCCAACCTCAACTCCAGGTATGTGTGCTGACGGATGTCCTCCGAGTATCCCATTAGCTGTACAGAATTTCTCGAGTTCTTCAAAGTCGATAAATCCCAAGTCAGCCAGTATTGGATATAGCGCTACTCCGGCATGACCTTTCGATAGAATAAATCTATCCCTATTGGGGTCTTCGCTTTCCGCTGGGTTGAACCGTAGAGTTTCTCCGTAGTAGAGCGCTACAAGTATATCCACACAGGAACAAGCTGACGAAATGTGCCCAATTTTCGCTTTACAGCACATTGCGTATAGCGTATCAACTATGAATTTTGCTTTTGCATCAAGATATCGTTCCACGATCGGCTCTCCAGTTCAAGATTAGACGATCTACATACTCGTCGCCTCGCATAAGTTCCCTTCCTCCATAAGTCTCTCTGTAGTGGGCGATATATGCCTGAGAGATCTCCCACTCAAGATTGTGCTCAGCACTAAATTCAAGCACAGCCGAACTTAACCCTATACCTTCTTCTAGGACAAGAATTTTGGCCTTTTTGGGAATCTTGTTGCGTAGACTTTGGAGGATAGGCACTTGGAAAATATCTACGCAGTTAATACTCTCCTCTCCGCAAATTTTGTAAACAAGGTGAAACAGGTCTCCACAAGAGAAGACATATTGTGGAGCATTGTTGTACTTCTTAATGGGGTATTCTGACGCCAAGTCTGGAACAGAGATACGCGGATGTAGAACAGGTCTTGTCTCCCTGTCAAGCCTATAGTAAAAAGGTCTTAACTTTTCTACGCTTAGTACGGGAAGAACTGATGCCATAGCAGAGTCTGTACATGTTATGACCGTCACACCTGGGATTGACGAAATAACGCGTAGGTCTTCGATGTTATGGTGTGTAGGTCCCGCATTGGCATAGCTTAAACCGGCTCCTATACTCACAAGTGTCACTGGCAACCTGTGAATGGCAGGTCCGATTTTTATCTGTTCAACCACTCTAAGACTGATAAACGGTCCAATGGCGTAAGCAAAAGGGATGAACCCTTCTAGGGCCATGCCAGTTGCGACATTGACAGCATTTTGCTCGGCTACGCCGACATTGATAAACTGATGTGGAAGCTCCAGTCTCCATCTGTCTAGAGACGGAGCCCCCATATCAGCCGATATCACGACAATACGCTTATCGTCTTTAGCAAGTTCGAAAAGGGAGTTGAAAAATGCGTCTCTTTGGGAAATCATTAGAGTCCTTGTTTGGATTCGTGGACGATGATGTAGCCACGGGATTTGTACGCCTCAATAAGCTCCTTCTGATTTTGTCTCTGTACAATCGCTACCCCAACTCCATACCAACCCGCTAAGGGACTAGGTGATTGTTTAGAAAGGATTACCTCGTGTCCAGTTTGTGGGTTTTGGAGAACACACGTTCTCGGTACATGAGTACACGCTGCGAATGTAAGGATGATACCGCCAATCAGAAGACAACGTTTGAACATACAACCTCCTTTTTAGAATGTCATACGTACAGCGTAATGATCACTAACGGTGATGCCTACAACACCACACGTAATCGGAGCCGCTCCTTTTATAAATAGATAATCTATCCGTTTACCTGTTTTCGGAAATGTGCCTTCCTCCCCAACCCCGACCGCTGCCCATGCGTCTATGAAACCTGCTTGTAGCATACGCTGGACAGCGGCGTGATCTGGAGTGCAATTGAAGTCTCCCCCTACTATAGTTATGGCTGTAGGCGGAAACTCATCCAGATACGCGAGCAGTTGTTCGACTTGATACGCCTGATCGTCGGCATCGTAACCCAGATGTGTAGTTGCTACCCGCACAGTTGAGCTAACCTCTCCTACTAGAACCGAACGTCGCCAAGAATCCCCAGTGATAAATTCTCTTTCTGTGCAAGGACCGAGTGTATGCTTTGAAAAGATACCCAAGTTCCAGCACCAGAAGGGAGAGTAGCAGTTCATGTTGACTGTACTTGTATCTCCACCTAACTGATTTCCTAGCCAGCGTATAGAGTTGTTGCGCTTGGCCCACGGCCACCATCTAACGCCGGTTCCTTCTTGGAATAGACCGATGTCAATAGGATTGTCGTTCAAGTAACTGACGAGTTTGTTAAGATCGCAGTTCCAGTGCATCATATTTAAGGTGAGAACTGTAGTCATATGTTCCCTCTAACGTTTCTTACGTTGTTTACGTCTACGTCTCTGACGTCTTTTCTTGCTGCCGATCTTGCGTCGCCCCTTGCGGCGCTTGCGTTTTTTCATGGGTCAGCTCTTTCTCCATATAGAGTGACAAGATATGTAGAGAAGCAGTTGAGGCACATAGTCTGGATTTGGACTACGCATGAGTCGATAGAGATCTCGACATCGCCTTTTAAAATGTCCGGCTTGCTACCGCAGTCAGGACACCTAGGTATCTGCTTCTCTACATAGCGTTGCTCAAGTTCAGACAAAGAACTGAACGTGCACTTAGTTATAACTCTATCCATCCACTTCGCAATACTGCCCAGAAGTCTGAACTTTGTTTGTTCTCGAAGTACCAATAAGGCAAGTATCCGTAGCCATCCTCGCCCCATTTTTTAGACCAAGAGTTTCTGATGATAACATCAGAATCTGTGTAGCCTACGGCCGCTACAGCGTGCCCTCCAACAACCCGCTCTCCGTTTTTCGGGACTGGAATCACTCCGGTATCGGCAGTCTTCGGGTCGTCAATACTTTCATAGCAAGTAAAACCGAAGGCTACGGGCAGTTGAATTCTCAGAAAAGCCTTGATATGTTGGAGCGACTCCAACTTAACATAGAATAACCCTTTGTATGTCTGGGCTAGAGCGTATGCGTCAGGAGAAGGCTCTACATCAAACTTAGTAGGTTCGTAAGGCCACACCCACTCTGGAGGACACCCGAATGATGCTAGCGCTTTGATCGTCGTTCGAATTTCGCATCCGGTATCCCCTATGGGAGAGTCACCTTTAGCTCTAAAATAAAGTTTCCTAGAAGCTCGGTATAGGAATAATCTTGAGTGGTCAATAAAGTTACCATATGTTTTACGTTCAAGATATTCAACGATACCCACCACCGCTTGCGCCGTACAGGAGCCCAAGTCTCCTTGATCTTCAACCGGTGAAAAAAATCCCGTCTCTCTAAGATCAATCCTGTCGGGAGTATATGTGGATCGGTGGAATAGGGGGGCTGTTGTAGCGTTGTCAACAGCCCCGAAGTCTCTATAATCCGGTCGGTCTGGAACCCATCCGAACTTCACCGTGCTGCCCTCGCCATCTTCATAGCCTTCACATGCATGGCGTTCATCACTTCCACCTGTGTGTCTAAAACGCCCATAGCTTCGAGTTCCGGACAGGCAACTTCATAAACCAAGTGGTAGGCTGCGTTAAGGACAGTATTGGCTATGGCTATACCGGCAGTCAAGGTCGCGATGACAGCCACATTTGTGGCAATGCCAAGTTCCGCTGTCAAGGCGTCAATAACCAGTTTGGCATTTTGCATAGCCACTTTAGCTTTCTCTTTGACCATTGTAGCGGTCTCTTGATTTGCACATACAGTTTTGAACGGGGTAAAACCCGCACAGGCTTGGGTAAATAACAAACCAACAACTAGTAAACACGCCATGATTCTCTTTATTTTACTCACAATTTGCTCCTCTGCCGTTCTCTATAATCTTTGTCAGAATCTTACTCTTTTCCTCTGAGCCTACGCTTGAGGACCATAAATGATCAATTATGGTTGACGACTTAGCAGTCATCCAACCCGCCACAAAAAACCAAAGTTCCTTACCCGGTCCCAATAAGTCCCTGTCTGTGTAGATTCCTACGGATACAAGGGCAGTCAGGAAGAATAGATAAGAGAACGTTCCCCATACCGTCAGCTTGGCGACATACTGACGAAATACAGAATCATCCATCTAACAGTTTCCCCTTAGTTATCACTCTTTGACCTTATACCAAAGAGTGGAGTTAGGCATACGTTCATATCTCCCCTTAAACACTTCATGAACCGCCTTGATGATACCTGGGTGCAACATGTGTTTATGAGAGTACTCGTTGTCGATTTCTTCGTCTACCTCTTTCCTTTTATCTTTGTAGTCATATAGCAGATTGCGACCGCTCATGATTCCACGATTTTTGAGTTTCTTCCAGTATTCTTTCAGGACGAACTTCATGGATTCATAACGATTATCGCAATCCACAAATATAAAATCGAAGTAGTTTGGAGGTAGGAGCCTAACCATGTCCTCTATAGGGGCTACTAGAGGACGAATAACAGACTGCCAAGCATTCACGGCCACTGTATTTTGCTTGAATATAGTCAGGACATCAAAATGAACAGCTGTTCCTTGGCTACGAGTTCCGGCATTCCCTTGAAAATGATCGACACACCAGACATAGCCATTCTCTTTTACTGCTACAGTCGCTAGACAGATGGCCGACTTGCC